CCGCCCCTACAAAAATCAGCATCCGTCTCTGCCTGGATGATGCTGGGGATCGGATCGTGGTGCCCGACACGGAGGCGACGATTGCCACCGGCATCACCACGACGAACTCTGGCGTGGTGTCGTACAGCGTCAAGGTCCCCATTACGCAGATCCTGACCACAGAGACAGGAAACGTATACCTGTACGCGAAGGTCGATAACGGTACTGCGGTGTTTACGGAGTCCATCATCCAGTGGACGGAGAACTGAGATGCCCATCACTCCTACCTTCGACCCGACCACGGGTGCCAACGGTGGCCCCGCTGGTGGTGGTGGTGGTGGTGGTAACTCTCCCGTCACCGCCCCAGCAGCAACATCCCAGGCAGTAGCAGCGGGCGGATCCCTCACCGCCAAGACGTTCGGTGCGTTTACCGACAGTGGTGGCGTCATCGACAACTACGTCTCCTCGGTGACCAATGCCGCAGGGTCTGCCTCAGTCAGCGGTAGTGGCCTCGGCCCCTACACGTTCAGCAACACCGCAAACGGCGACTCCGGGACGCTGTCCCTGACCGCGCGGGACGCGAGCAACAACCCGCTGGCCACGGCCACGCACTCGTTTAGCATTGCCGCAGCGTCCGGTGGTTTGGAAACGGTTGTAGATATCAGCGGCATCTCCAGCTACGACTTCCTGACCGCAGGCGCTGGCCTGCACAACGTGCCCAGCGGTCCGGGCGGCATCAATCAGGTCTGGAAGCTCGACTATCTGGGGACGAGTGGGCCCACGCTTTTGAAGATTCTAAATGGCGTGCTCATCTTTGAAGGTGACCCCACGACCAACCGGGGGCTCATCAGCATCAACATGAGTGCAGGCGGTTTCGCGATGGAGCGGTACCCCATCATGGTCTACGTCTCGATGGAAAACGCAGCCATAGGCCAGAGCATGAACTGGACTGTCGCGCAGAACCAGACAGGCACCAACGCTGCCAATGAGGCGCAGTTCCTGCCTGGAACCAACAGTGCCGGCAACCCAAGCGCCACGGCGATGCTCACCCGTGAGAATAAAACGGCCGGCAACAATCCATCATTCACGACGGTGAAGGCGTGGAATAGCGGGCTGACTGACGTGACAACGACGCCAACGCGCATGGCATGCCGCATCATGGGCGGAAGCTGGCAGCCATCGTTTGACCAGGGGACGGCCACGCTGCCTGCCGACGGTGACAACCTGAGCAGCTACGGCAACCAGCAGCACAACGACCAAGCGAACGCCTCAGCACCACAGGCGAGGGACTTCATCAAGCTCAACCTCCGCGATGACTGCGACGTGCGCGTGATTGCGTACAAGGGAATCACCTGATGCTGCTAACAGCCGGCCCTACGCTGACTATCACCTATGGTGACGCCACCGAGGGCGAACCCACTACCACCGACCTGTATGAGCAGGCGGACGCAGACATCCCACACGGAGATGGAGACTACACCTGCCAGGGTGTGGAGCTTCCAGACGGCCGCGTGGCTGTGGTGATGGTGCTCGACAACAGGGGCGATGGTGTGCCGGCTGACACGTCGAACGTCAACGGCAGCACCGTGGCTGGTCGTGTGCGTGACGCCTACAACGACGCGATGGGTCTGTGATGGAGGAGCACGCTGCCCTGCTGTCGATGCTGACGGGACCAACCAGTTCGCTGGTTCTCCTGCTTGTCATCCTGTACGCAGTGTGGAAGGCCATCACTCAGAGCGTCATCCCGGCAGCAAAGACTTGGATTGACCGGCACCTTCAGCAGATCGACTCGTTGCTGGAGTCGCATGGTCGTGACCGCGATGCGTGGCTGGAGTCCATGCGTGACGAGAACGCTCGGCATCAGGAGATCACAGCATCCCTCGACCGCCTGGAGCGGAAAGTGGGCGGGCTGTACTCTCGACTTCCGACGAAGGAGGCAGGGTGAGGCCAGCAAAAGGGAAGGCAAAGGTCAAGTCTTTTCGCGACCCCAAGACGGGACGCAAGCGTCGCGTTTCTTATGGGCAGGCAGGCAAGGCCAAGGGTGGAGGACCCAGGGTCAGGCCGGGCACATCGAAGGGCGACGCCTACTGCGCTCGGTCCGCAGGCCAAATGAAGAAGTCGCCGAAGGCGGCAAAGGACCCCAACAGCCCCCTTCGCCTGTCGCGCAAGCGCTGGCGCTGCAAGGGCAAGAAGTCCACGAGGTAGCCATGGCCGATGCTTGTACCAAAAAAATCAAGAGGCAGTATAAGAAATGGCCTTCGGCTCGCGCATCGCAGGCGGTGGCTAAGTGCCGGAAAGCTAAGGGACAAGTACGGAAGTCGAAGAAGGGCTCTGACCTTAAGCGGTGGGGAAAGGAGAAGTGGAAGACAGCATCAGGCAAGGCGTGCGGAGCTAAGGGTGCTGGGGGATCCAAGTCTTACTGTCGGCCATCGCGGAAGGTTTCAAGCAAGACCCCGTCAATGAAGCGCCCCGCCAAGCAAACGGCACAGAAGCGGTCAGGGAAGCGAGCCTCACCACAGCGTCGGAGGAAGTAATGTACAAGGCCAAAGGCAAGTTCAAGGCAACGCGCAAGAGCAAGCCAACCACCAAGAAGAAGGCGATGAAGAAGCTCAAGGCAGTCAAGGCGGCCGTCAAGAAGCGCAAGAAAAAGTGAGCTACGTTTTTTCCCGCCGGTCACGTCAGAGACTTGAGACCTGTCATGGCGACCTGATTCTCCTTATGACCGAAGCTCTCGACGACCCTGAATGTCCCAGTGATTTCACCGTCTTAGAGGGATTTAGAAATGAGGAGAGACAAAACCAGATGGTGGCTCAAGGTAAGAGTCAACTGTCCTGGCCTAAGTCTCGGCACAACAGCTACCCCAGCATGGCGGTTGACGTTGCCCCGTACATCAACGGCACGTTGTCATGGAACTGGGCTGACTACTACCCGCTCGCTGACCACATCAAGACCGTGTGGTCACGCCTCCAGATGGACGAAAAAACTACGGGGCAGTACGAACTGGAGTGGGGTGGGGACTGGAGTTGTTTCCGGGATGGGCCTCACTGGCAGTTAAACAGGGCGTTTGTATGAACACCGTGATCATCGTCGGACTTGTCGCATTCATTGGTGGTGGCGCTGCTGGGATTGGCATCATGAAGTCCCAGGACAAGGGCCACAAGGTTCTTGAGGCACAGACCCAGAGCATAGATGCACTGCTCGATGGGCAAACTGAAATACTGGTTGCAGCACAACAGCCCGTCATACTGGATGCCGAACTGAAGGCTACGCTGTCAGCGACCCCACCAGCATGCGTGCGCGAGCTTGGCGGTGACCCTATGAGCGCCCAGTGTGCTCTGCTCCAATGCTGGGCGATGGGCAACACGAGTGCCCAACGCCCATCCTGTTCAGCAGTAGAGCAGGCAGCACTGGCTGAGTATCAGAACGGCAAGTCATCGAATGATGGGCCGGACTGAGCACGGCCCCCGTTCCCTACACTGTCCTGCTCCTTCGGTCCGACGAAGTCAAAAGTGTCAGCCACCATCTCGGCGCTGAACCCGTGGGTTCCGTCCTTCTTCTCGTAGGTGCGGACCTCTGGCTTACCGCTGACGCAGGTCCACTGCCCCTTGCTGAGGTACTTTCCTGCGGTTTCGGCACGCTTGCCAAACAGGCTGACGGTCCACCACGTCGTGCGCTTGTTGTCGCCCCAACCGGTATCAACCGGGATGGTCAACTTGCACACGGTGGTGCCCTTGTTCGTGGTGCGGGTTTCGGGATCGCGCGCAATGCGTCCGGTAATAGTCATGAAAGCAGGCATAGGAACCTCAGCGAAGGTAGTCAGGAATGGTGATGGTCTGCATGTTCTTGCGCCCAGGCCAGTGCTGGTTGCGCTCGCATTCAGTTACGGTGTCAAGAAGTCGGCGATGCTCGATCATCGCAAAGTCAATCGACTCCTCATCCCACTCGCATACCGCAACATCATGAGGCGCGTTGGCCTCTGCGATTACAGAGAAGCAGGAGTACCTGACCTTTGAAAGGTCGAGTCCATAGTGGTGGGCTGCACCGTGCAGGTAGTGGGCAAACTGGATGTGCCACCCATTCCTTGCGCCATCTCTTGCAATCTGCTTTGCGTCAGTCGTGGCGTAGGTCTTGAGGTCTGCCACGATGAGCCCTCGCTCCTCACTGTAGTGCAGGATGTCGCCTTTGCCCTTGCATGGTCCTGCGGTGGGGTCGTCCCAGACCATGGGGACCTCGCACTTTGTTCCGTCAGCCGCAAGAAGGTCCACCACCCAGGGGTGATCCGATACCGCCTCAGCGATGGCCAGCGCCTGCTCGTGCTCAGTCACCGACAGGATTGACTTCCCTTCATTGTTGGCGAGGAACTCCTTGTATGCCTTGGTTCTTTTGTCTCGCCGTCCCTCGTACACAGAGTACTCGGACGTGAACTGAAACGGCTCAAGCACCAGAGTGTGAACTGCCCGGAACATCGCCAGCTTCTGCGCGAGGTCAGGGTCAGGTCCAGAGTCCACTGCATGACGGTAGTGCAGCGGGCTCTTCCTCATGTGCTTGAGGTTGCTGTAGTTGATTGCTGGTACCAATCGGTACTCTGCATCAGTCATTGGTCGCATCATTGTGCCCTTCGTTGTTTGAGTGCCACGGGAGGACATGCGCGCAGACGACACCCAGAGCCTGCCACGCATGAGAGGTCACGCCGTACAGCGGACCCGGTGTTTTCTTGCTTCCAATCGCGGTGGACTTGTCTCCTCCATGCAGTTCGATGCATGCCATTCGCACAAGGCTGTCCTTGTTTCCGGTGCGTGCGCAGGCCAGCGCCTGGAGTACATCACGGCGATAGTACGTGTCGCACCTGATGCCTTGAGAGTCGCACCTTTCCATGATTCGACCCACCACCTCGGTGGTAAGAACCACCTGAGTGCTCGGTGGACCAGCCTGCGTGCGCTCGACGACAACGCATGCGTCGGGGACAGCGTTGAGGCTGTCGATGAACCCGCGCACCGTGTACAGGCTCGCGTCCTTCACCGCCTGAATGACAACACCAGGGCCGTTGCGGTCAGTCTTGTACAGAACAAGGCCAGACGTTCGAGGCCCTGGGTCGATCCCAAGAATCAGCATGCGTCACTCTTGCTCACCTTCATGCTGTTGTACTGTTCGATGACCTGATTGACGTACGCCATCAGTGTGCGGATCTGAATGGATGCCCGGATCGTACGCTGGGCGGTCATGCCGCCAAGAATGCAGGGCATCTGCATGTCGGAAATCCAGTCGAGGAGTTCACCAAACTCCTTGTCCTGCATCTCGGACAGCGCATCCATCCGACACTCCAGCACAAACTTCGGATCGAGAGACTCTTCGCCGTTCATCCCTCACCTCCAACCTGCGCGTCCAGCCACGCCCGCACCGTTCCGGTTCCATCTCTGTTCAGCCAGCGCAGCATCTGGCGCTGCTTGTCGATCCGCATGGCGAGCGGGTCCGGGCGACCATGCGCCAAGCACCACGCACGAATGTCGTCGAGCAGGAAGCCATTGTCACGGCAAGCGGAGTCCAACTGCGGGGCCGTCATCGGAGACGGCATGGGCACCGACACGTTGCCCCGGCTGCGCATCTGGGATGCTGCGTTGCCATCGTCGTCATCCTGAATGCAGCCCATGACTGCGGCGCAGGAGTAGCGGCGCAGGTACGACACGGCCGAGCCGTAGGCGTGCGCGTCACGCTTCTTACCCAGAGGGACAGCCGACTGGCTGCTCATCCACTGGCCCGACGTGTGCCCGATGATCGTGGTGAGCGTGACCACATCACCATCCAGCCCGGGGTGCTGCGACAGCGTCAGCCCGTTGGAGTTCAGTGGCGGGAGTACGGTTTCCAGCACTGCGGTGAGCGTTGCGTACTTGCTCTTGTAGTGCGGGTTCTTCCCGTCCTTGGATGCACGGCCCATTTCAGCCTGTGCCTTTGACAACGCTGCAAACAGCGCATCAGTGTTATCTGACATCTTCATGATTGTGCCCTTTGGTTGTGGCCTTTCAGCCGATCTTGGCAAGTCGAGCCCTAATGTTCGACTCACCCATCAATGCCTTGATGGCATGAATCCCGTTGTCGTTGTGCCTCTGTTCAGTGTTCTTGTAGTAGTAGGTGACCCCATTGGATCGCCACTTGACCCAACCGCCTCTCAACAGAGCAGCACTAAGCGACACGCTGCGAGACTGCACGGACAGATTTGGGTCTACTGCTCGTGCGAACTGTGCAACGGTGATCCCGTTGCGCTTGCCTCCCCCGTTGGCAACGAACCCGGTAATGGCGCACTCGGTGTACCAATCGATTGCCTGGAACTGCTTATTGTTCAGCGCCCGCAGCCTGTCCTCAACAGCCGTAAGCCACCACTGCTCTCCGGATTCGTAGGCAACGCGCGCCTCTGCGAGCATCTGATTACGGTTCTGCTTCAGCCATTCCATGTCCGCACCACGGGGATCCGTGACCCGCACCACCCAGTACCGGCGATCACCTGTGCGATCCTTGAGGAACTCGTCCTCGTTGGTGGTGCCCACAATGATGGTGTGTCGCTTATATTCCCGCATCTTCCTACCGAATGGAGGGCGAAGACGGTCAACCTGCGAGGAGAGGAACGCCTTGCGTGACTCGGTGTCACTGGCTGACTGGCCAGCAAGCTCGGCATCCTCATAGATCCAGCAGGTATGCAGTGTGAGGTAGGCATCCTTCTGGCGCAGATCGATCTTGGTGTCCACAAACAGGTCATCGAGACCGGGCAGTGTCACCCACTCCCGGAACATTGTGGACTTGCCAAAGCCCTGCGGGCCGGAGATGACCAGCGATGTGTCGAGCTTGCAGCCCGGCTTGAAGGCACGAGCCATCAAACCGATCGCCCACCGCCTGGAGTACGCCCGCATCATGGCGTTGTCTTCTACTCGGCACACCTCCGTGATCCATCGGTCCATGCGCGGGGTGCCATCCCACTGGAGAGTAGAGAGGTGCTCGCACAGGGGGTTGCGGCTGCGCTCTCGGCACACCTTCTCAATGGCGCCCCAGATCATCTGCTGCCCTGGTCTCCATGCCCACCCATACGTGGACTCCATGTGTTCCAGTACGTGGATCCACAGGGTGTCTGTCACCGGATCCTGACCATCCATCTCCCGCTGCCTGAACTCGTCGTACCACAGGTCATAAGTCCCATCATCCCGGAGCATGCGCGTAAGGTTGACCACACTCTTGAGCACCTCACCCGGCTGACCTTTCTTGCTGGGTCCACGAAGCAGGTCAGCCAGTCCGCTGCGCTTCGGTGCGGTGTACGTGTTCCAGTACGTGGTGTCTGTCGGGCTGGAGTAGTAGCGGATCCGACCATCGGACTCCGCTGCGAAGAAACCCGAGCCCACCGACGAGCCACCAAAAGGACACACAACCTTAGTGCGCTCGCCGGGGGCAAGGCTTGAAGCGATGGTCTGCCACACCCGCCCATCGGCGAGATGCATGGCACGAAAGTCACAATCAACGCGGCGCGCGACCTTCGGCTTAGCCGGGCGGGGTACGATCCCATCGTCGGCTCCATGGTCAGGCATCTGCCCGTCCTTGACGTACTCCTCCTGAAGAGCCAGCAGCATGCGCTGATCGAGCACGGTGTGGGATGCTGCGATGACCTCGACATCCCGGGGATTGCCGGGTGCCTTCGTGTTGCGCGACCCGGGCATCCTTGCCAGACGCGCACCCACATCGAAAGTCTTATCGAATGCAGAGGGCATCTCGACAGGGGGCTGGAGCGTCTTTCCCCTGTCGAAGCACCGACGATTGCACTCGTCGATGACAGCGGCGGCCACCTTACGCAGCGCAACCTTCTGACCCTGCATGTCGGGATGCACCGCATAGTGCGCGTGGTATCCCCATCCTGAGTCCACGATCAGCGTGGCAGGTTCACCCACCACATCCTCCAGCACAGACAGGAACTCCTCGCGCAACAGGTCCTTAAAGGCGACGACCATCGCAGGGTTCTCGGCGTACAACCTGAGCTTACGGTCCTGCGCCCGCATCTCCAGCACTGCACCCTTCGCCTGCCGGGCTGCATCATACAAGGGCAGCAGGTCAAGGTCGAAGAACAAAGACGTGACAGCCACGCAGTTATCCACGCTGCGACCGCGTCCCTTGGCGTCAACCTTCGAGCAAGGGAATACACCAGTGGAAATGTACTCCCCGCCCGCCAGCGTCTGCCGCACGTAGGTCGTGCCCTCACAGGCAGTCGGCCACACGCGCATTACCCGGCTGTCATCATGCATCGGTCTGTTCCTCTGTCGGCACGACACCCCGCAGGGCTGGCACCGACTGGGTTCGGGATCGTAGGTCAGCCTCGACCATGGGCCGGAGAACAAGCTCACAGTACTTAGCGGGCGTCAGCCCAGCCAGAGCGGCGGCGGCTTGCAGTGCACGGGCATGGTCGTCGGAGATTCTTGGGCGGAATGCCATCGGGGTATCCTCTCAGGTTCGGGGTCCACTGTGGGACGGTTGTTGGACGGCATGCGGTCAGTCCGCACACCATTCCTCGCGCAGCTGCGCCCATTCATCGGGCGTCAGCACATCTTGGGACGCACGCCAGTACGTCGGCGGGGTGTAGCGCAGGGCCGGGCGCCCTCGCATCGACACCCACCGGGGCGATCGGTCGCCAGTGTGCGGGTCCACCCACCACACCCGCGCCCACCCTGCTACGGCTGGGCCTTCGAGGTGGTAGTGCCTGGACCGTACGGCCCCGACCACGCACCGGAGCCTACGTGCAGCGCGGGAGATGCTCACTCCGCCGCCGGACCGATAAGCCAGACGAGCCGCGCAAGCGCGGTGTCTTCGGACAGCATCGGCACACGGTCGATACCATCGGCTGCCAGTGCTTCCGACACGTCCAGCGGGCAGATCGTCATCCGGTACGTGTCGTCTTCCTGGAGTTCCATCCCTGAGAGCAGGACTGAGGACACGGCGTACCGTGCACCGATGAACTCGATCGCGTCCACCTCGTCGGCGGTGGGGTGGTAGTGGATGACGCAGGCTTCCCCGACACGGTCGGCAAGTGCAGTGCAGTCCGCGTCGAGTACTTCGGAGGGGGTCAGGATCATGGTGTGCCTCATGGTGTAGGGGGTGGGTGTGCTTCAGCCGCACAGACCAAGCGTAAATGCCAGGGCCAGCAGGCCAGCGAAGAAGGGGAGTGCTGCGAGCGCATCGTCTGCGAAATCTGCGGGAGTGTAGTGCTCATGCAGCACATCACGCAGGAAGGGAAGCCGGTGCCAGTTCATACCGCCTCGCTTGCCAGCGTAAGCCAGCCCCCGTAGGGCTTGCCGTTAAGGTCAAGCCACTTGAAGACCCCCACCTGTCCCGCTCCGTCACAGGTTCTGCACGTTGCCGCCGCGTCATCGCACCCGGGGTACCAGTCCTCGCCGGTACCATCGCAGGCGGTGCAGTCCGATACGCGCCAAAGGCGAGCGCCAAGGATGGGGTCGTGCTCGATAATCTCGTAGGTCATGGTGTGCCTCATGATGTCGGGGGCTTGCGCCCCCTGGTGGGTGTGGTGTGGTGTGGGTGTGGTGTGGGTGTGGTGGTCCGGCTTACAGTTCACCGCGCAGGTCGTGGACCTTCTCGGAGACGTCAGCACACATAGCGAAGTACGCGCCCCGGGTGAACACGTCGACCCATCCGTCGCAGCCTTCGGAGAAGCCGTCCCACCCCATCTCGTCAGGGCCTGCCTCATCGTTGCTGCTGAACTCCAGCACCTTACGGGCGCGGTAGGTGTAGATGACCCACTGCGAACCGTCGCACGCCTCGTGGATGGCGTCGTGGATGTAGTCGTCGCTGTCGCCGTGCTCTGCGACGATCTCCCTGGCGATGCTGGCAACGTCGGCGAAGTACTCGTGAGCGGTGGGGGTCGTCATGGTGTGCCTCATGATGGTGTGGGGTGTGGTGTAGGTTTCGCCGTGCCATCGGCTCGTCAGTGCACCGGCATTAGGTGCAGACCAGCCCCCGGGGGGGCTGGCGTTCACTCGTCCGTCCGTCCTGTCAGGTGGTTGTAGGCGTCCTCGCATGCGAGGGAGAGGTACGGCTTCCCGGTCATCTCCGCCCAGTCCCACGCGATGTCCAGGACGGTGGACAAACTGCGTCCCATCTTGCGCTCGAATCGCTCGCGCTGCTTGAGAGAGCCGCCCAGGGCGATGGCGATGGCCTCTTCTGCGGTGTACTGGTTCACAGTGCACCCATGGTGCGAAGGGTCTGCTCGATGTTGCTGTAAACGAGGGGCAGTGGGTGAACGGTGGTGTACTTCGTATTCAGCACCAGAGCCTCGCATGCTGCCTGCATGGAATCGCCCTCCCTTTCGGTGATGGTGCGGTTCACCTTCGCGTAGTGGATGGCATCGTCGCAGCGGTCATGGTTCCAGCCCATGACGTGGACCATTGCCCAGCAACAGCGGACCAGGGAGGCGGAGCGTGCGTAGGTGGGGCCAGTGGTCTGCCGGAGCCACGCGTGGATGAAGGACTCGATGGGCAGCGGGTGAATGGTTGTGGTCTGCGTCATGGTGTGCCTCATGATGTGGGGTGGGAGCGGAGCCAGCGGGATGTCCGGTGGTGAATGCAACATGGCACGGACCGTCGGGACGCGCAACCCATTGGGCCAAGAAACATTGGAGGCGGTCGGGGTGGGTTCTCGCATAAGCTCCACCAGTACGGCGTTCTCGCCGATATAAAAAAAGTGCACCCCATATGACCTGCGATGCACTCCAGAATGCCCTCCTGGTCTGTGTTTTCACTGTCCAGTGTTAGCTCTTTGGGGTTGAATAGGGACCAACCGTTGAAAATGATTTAAACACATACCGACCCCTTGGGGGTTGCACTGCCTGCCAGAGAATGCCGTGCTGGTCGGCGTTCATGCAGTGCACCCAGGGGTCTGGGGGGTGCACTGATTCGCCTACGATGCGCACCACGCCTGTGTTCTCGCGTAGTTTGGTGCGTAGCTCGTGAGCAGCTGGTGCGCAGCTGGTGAGCAGCTGGTGCGCAGCTGGTGCGCGGCGGGGATGAGTCGCGCGATCGCGACGCGGGGTCGCGAGACGCGGGCGCGCGATCGCGCGGGTGTGCGCGCGGGCGCGTTGCAGGGGGTGGGGGGGCCACCCCAAAACCCAAACAACGAAATACCACCCCTATGGAGACGAATCCAAGTGCGTGCGTCTTCAGAGTTCGCGGTGATACACTGTTTGGGGAGGCACAATGAAGAAAGAACCCATGACCCCGCTACAGATTCAGGAAGCCCTGTACCATCTGGCTCCAGACGCCCTGGCATGCATTGAGCGGACGCTGCGGGGAAGCATCAAGCCCGTGAAGGCACAGGTTGATTGCGCGTGGAAGGTTATCGATGTGGCCCAGGGCCGCGAAGAGGCCAAGGTAGACACAGAGGTTGAGGATCTGGCAAACGTGCTTCAGCTTGTTGAGCCGTGAGCGACGAAGTCTACATCCCCAAAACTGTGCCAGCGCACATGCGCCCAGACACGGGGAGACTGCTACAAGACCGGGCAGCATTCTGCCGCATGCTCCGGATCAAGCATAAGCAAAAGCAGAAGTTTGTCCCGTTTGAGCCAAACAGGGCGCAGCAGGCGCTGTGGGGTCTGATGGACGAGACAAATCGCGTCATCGTCATCAAGGCTCGGCAGGTCGGTATCTCTACGGCTGTAAGGGCGTGGCAGTTCCACCGTGCGTACAGCAGCCCCCACCCAGAAACCTATGCGGTGCTCTCATTCCACGAGAGGTCTGCTCGAAACCTTCGCCGCATGGATCGACGCTGGCTGGCAGAACTGCCCGGGCTGTTGCAGCGGGACCTTGAGGTAGACAGCGCCGAGGACACCTTGTTCAAGGATACGCTTGCGGGCTTTTCCTCGTTCACCACAGGCGGCCGAGGCGGTACCCGTTCGTTTGAGTTTACCGGGGGACACCTGTCTGAGTTCGCCTTTTACACTGACTCCGACGAGGTTCTTGCTCAGACCATCTCGACAGTCGGAAACGGGCCGGTCATTATCGAGAGTACGGTCAACGTGCCTGGGGATGCGTTCCACAGGCTAATCGAAGGCGCACCCGAAAACGGTTGGACGGTGTTTACGTATTGGTGGTGGCAGCACGACGCATACCGAGACGAACGGGTGCCAGAGGATTTTGAGCTATCACCTGAGGAGAAAGAGCTTTCCGAGAAGTACGGTCTTGATGAGCCTCAGTTGTGGTGGCGCAGGCAGCAGGTGGCTACGCTCGGCACACACAAGTTCAAGCGAGAGTACCCGGGCTGCTTGGACGATGCGTTTCTTGCGCGAGAGAGCACGTACTTCGATCCTCGTGACCTTGACCAGATCGACACGATTTGGTTCGACAAGCCTGAAAGGGAGTTTGCGCCACCAGAAGAGACCAGTCGGTACGTTATCGGCGCAGATGTCGCAGCAGGTGTAGGGCAGGATTACTCGGCTCTGTCGGTGGTTGAGCTTGGTTCACTCCAGCCCGTATATATTGAGCGCAGCAACACCATTTCCCCAGTGGACTTTGCGGCCCGATTGGCGACAGTGGCACGCCGCTACAACAAGGCCCTGGTTCTATGCGAAGCAAACAACCACGGATACGTCGTTCTCCAAGAGCTACGGAGATTGCGCTACTCCAACGTCTGGAAGAATGCGCGGGGTAAACCTTGGATCACTACGGTGCGGTCTAAGCTGGATGCGTTTGAGTGCTTAAGGGAGCACATCAAAGCGGGCATCATCTTCGCCCTGGACCAGTCCACCATGCACGAGCTTAGGGCGCTTGAGGTGCGGCGGGTTACCCCGGAGGCACCGTCAGGACTGCATGATGACCTTGCAGTATCACTCGCTCTCGCCTATCGTTGCGTCCGAAGTGCTCCGCTCTCTCATCGCAGGGAGTCTATGTCGGGGTATATGGACGAGTTTATCCGTAGCCGTCGCGTTGCTCGCATTAAGTCTCGCGCCCTGCCGTGGAGCACAAACACATGATTACCCCCAAGGTCGCTCAGAAAATCTACGACCAGCACGAAGAGTATTGGAATGACCGCCGGCCAGAGATGAGGCGGCTCCGCAACGCCTACCTCATGCGGTACTGGCAGCGGAACATGTCTTACGACGAAAACCTCTTGATCGAAACCTCGCGCGCGTACGAGCTTATCGAGAGTTTTGTGGCAAGCCTGTTTGTCAGGGACCCATCTGTCATTGTTAAGCCGGACCTTCGTGGGGCGGGTGATCCTGAGATCACCGAAGAAGTGGCCAACGACTGGCTGCTTGGGACTCGCCGAGAGATTGAGGACGCACTTAGACAGTCCTTGATCTACCCATGGGCAGCAATGAAGCTGACGCCTACAGATGCAAAGGATGTCCTGCGAAGAGTCATTGTTACACCAGTGGGACCATGGGACATTGTGGTGGATGACGCTGCCTCAAGTTGGAACACCCAGCGTTATGTTGGCCACAGGTACTATGTGCCAATCGAAACAGCAAAGAAAAAGTACGGAAATAAAAAGTACTCGAAACGCTCTTTTGCCCGCTACATCGACTATCAGGACGAGTCCGAGATGGTTGGTGCATACCGCAGAGACGAGGATCCCGTCACCAAGCAAGTAGACGACTTTATCTTGGTAGTGGAGTTTTACGACCTTGTGAAGGAGCGGCTTCTGGTCTGGTCTCCAGACTACTCCGAGGGTCGCAAGTTCTTGTACGACGGCATCGAGCTTGATGTTGGCGTGGAGGACGAGTCTGCCTCGGAGAAGTTCGATGGCATTCCCTTCCGGACAGCCAGCGACAGGCCCATTGTCCCAATCATTCCGATGTACATGTCTCGCGAGCCAGACGAGCCCCTTCGGGGCTATTCGGCTTTGCGCCGTGTTTACGATCAAGTGGTCGAAGTCAACACCATCCGGACGTTTCAGGCAAACGGCATCCGCCGAGCAGCCAGACAGTGGATGGTCGAGAAGGGCGTGCTCGACGAAGAAGCCATGTCTAAGATCGCTCAGGGGCAGGACGGTGAGTTTATTGAAATCGAACTGTCACCAGGGCAGGACCTAAGCCGTTCGATCTCTCCCGTGCCTCACAATCCCGTTCCTCCTGAGCTACAGGTATACGAAAATCAGGTTGAGGATGACTTCGGCAGGGGAAGCATCATGGCCCCCTTTACACGAGGAGAGGCCACAAAAGCAACAGCCACGGAGGTTACCGCGCTGGCCGCATACTCTGCATCGGAAATCGGGCGGATGGCGCGAGAACGGGATGCCGCCATTGCCGAAATCGCACAAGCGTATGTCGTCATGCTGGCAACCTTGATGGGTGATGAGGTGGAAATGGTGCGCCTTGGGGGTAAAGCCACCGCACTGCAAGCTGATGATCTGACTGGAGATTTTGGATATTTTGCCCAGGACTCTGGCTCGACTCCAATGTCCGAAGCAGTCAAGAAGCAGGAGTTGATGAACCTTGTGCCTGTCCTACAGGCCCTGGGGGTCAACAACGAAACCATCCTCAAGAGCCTTGTCCGGGTCTATAGGCTCAGCGAAGACTTCCTCCCGGAAGAGCAGCCGACCCCACCAGTTCCACAGCCCTCACCCCCAGGCATGCCCCCGGGCGCCATGGCCGGCGCGGCAGAAGCGTTGCCGTCCATGGGCGTAGCTCCAGGAGAGATCCCAACCCCGGGTTCTGTTCGAGCCGTCCTCCCCGATGGAGAGGTAATCTGATGCCGCTGTACCGATACATGTGCCCAAGGGGTCACGACACCGAAGAGCTTCGATCCATCAGCCGACGTATGGATCTGGTGTCCTGCAGCGTCTGTGGGGCCTCGGCTGCAATGGTTGTCACCATGCCAGCAAAAACTGCGTGGCAGTGGGGAGACACCAAGTGGGATGGTTTTCGTGATCGAGGTCTTGGCATCACGTATAGAGACAAGGCCCACCGCGACAGCGTCATGAAAGAGCGCAACCTCCGCCCATTGCAGGACGGGGAGGTTGAGGCCGAGCAGAGCCGCGTGTCTCGCGAGCACGAGAAGCACGAAAAAAATGTCCGAACCTTCCAGCGAGTGCTGGAAGATACCGGCAGTTCAGCCATGGCAATGGCTCAGACTTTCCCAGACCCAGAGGTGTGAAATGGATGAGATGGACAAGGTTGCAGGCGAGGCAATGATGGCAGGCGAAGAACTCCAGGCTGGACTGGACTCGGCGCTGCCCAGCATTCGGGGCATGTTTTCCCAGACCTCGATGAACGCATTGGTAGATGCCGCAAACGATGCGCTGGAGTCGGCGGGCTTTGAGGGTGATTACCCGGAGTTTGACAGCGATGTCACGGAGTTCCCATCAGAGTTCATCCGCCTTTTGATGATGCTGTCCGACGCTGCGGGAGAGTCCGGGGCCGGCGTCAGCCTTGAGATGTCAGGAATCGAAGACGATCGAGACGTTGCAATGCTTGCGTCTCAGGTCAAGAAGCTGGCTCAGAGCCCTGAGTTTCAGAAGGCAATGTCTGCTGGCGCTGATGTTGCGGTTGAGGTTGAGGTTGCACCAGGGATGTCCCCTGGCGGCATGAGTGAAGAAGCACTGATGATGGAGAGAATGTAGAAATGGACGAACAGACAGCAGCACCCGAAGCAACGGACACGGCTGCCGTCGAACCAGGGCACGTTGACGAGGTTGCAGCAGCAACCCCAGAAAACGCTGGTCGGCGCAACCCGAACTCCAACCAGTACAAGCAGGAGGTTGAAAACCTTCTGACTGCTTATGAGACGCGCAAGGCTCGGCAGTTGCAGGAGCAGCGAGAGGCTAAGGAGAGCGAGCCAGAGCCAGAGCCAGAGGGCTTGCGTGAAGGTGAGTCATGGGACAGCGTGTACTCAAATCAGCCGGAAGAAGTGCAGCGCGCGATGGCTGAAATGCGCAAGATGATGACCCGGAAGACTCAGGAGCTTGCCGCCGAAAAGCGAAAGATTGAAGCTCAGAACAAGGCCCTCATGGAGTCCGGAGTCCTTGACTCTCTAAAGGAGCAGGCGGGAAATGCTCCGGAGGACTTCGACCCGTTCAACGCTGACCACATTCAGCAGTTGATCGAGAGCAAGGTTGCCTCGCGACTTCAGCAGATTCTGGAGCCCTTGCACAAGAAGAATCAGCAGAGCGAAGCGCAGGCCCGGTATGAAAACTTTAAGTCCGCCCATCCCGATCTTGTTGACGACTCCAACGTCAAGAAGGGTGTGTACGAGGCCCTCCAGTCAGACCCCAGCCTAAAGCTGGAGGCTGCGTACTGGATGGTCAAGGGCAAGATGTTGACGGCTGAGCGCCAACTCGACAACGATCGCGCAGTCGTCCGTCGCCGCGCCCAGCAGCGTGCAGCCTTGATAACAGACCGGGGCCAGCGCCCAGGCAAGGCGGTTTTGTCCCCTGATATCAAGGACAAAAGTGCGTACGAAATCTACCAGACCTTGAAGTCTCGGAATGATTGAGGTAGTGTTTTCGCAAGACTGTCCGGACCCTTCGGGATACGCCGGCGGTCACTGGCCCCGATAACGGACACGCCACTTCGTTTTAATATCAACTCGTTTTAACGAGAGGCACCTATGCCGACGACTACAGGCGTCCAGGCGGACGTTCTCGCCAGTACCCTCCGAATCCTTCGGGACAAGGAGGTTGACAACACCTTCAAGATTATTCCGCTGCTCGACGCTATTGAGCGTGGTGGGAACGTCGAGACTGTCGATGGGGGGTCCTACATCGACTCTCCGGTGATCCTGACCGACCACTCTACTATCACCCAGCTTTCCTCTGGTTACGAAGCGGTCAGCCTCGCGGTCAAGGACCCGATGCGTACGGCGTCCTACTCGTGGTGTGACGCGACCGCTCCGGTCGTAATCACCCGCAAGGAGGAGCTTTCCAACAAGGGTGAGCGGGCTATCGTTCGCATCGCAGAGGCCCGTCTGAAGCAGACGATGGGCATGTTCAAGCGTGAGATCGAGAAGCAGCTTATCGCTGGTAGCTCGACCATCCTCACTGACCTTCAGACCCTCAACGGTCTCGACGGCGCAACGGGTTGGTTCGAGGAAGGCGCTTTTGGTTCCCAGGCCAACACGGTCGGCGGGATCGACAAGTCTTCGTTTACCACCTCGTGGCAGAATCAGGTTCAGGACGGAGCATTCTCGGCCAATGGCCTTAAGAAGATGCAGTCCCTGCTGATTGATTGCCAGCAGTTTGCCCCTGAGGGTGATGTGGATCTGATCCTGGCCAGCCCCACCTCGTACGGTCTGTACAAGGATCAGCTTCAGCAGCTTGAGCGGTACGTCTCGGCCACCGAAGAGCGGAACATGGCAGGTCGTCTTGCCCTCCAGTTCAACGGAGCCGCAATGTTCATCGAGCCCAACCTTGGATTTACTGGATCCGGCGGCTCTAACAAGATGTCCATGTACTTCTTGAACACCAAGCTGTTCAACTGCTACTTCGATCGCGACGCCAAGTTCGAGCTTGGTGATATGGAGTCCATCAGCGGCTATGCCGCGATGAGCGCCCAGATCGCTGTCCGTATGCAGATTTGCACGTCGAACCTTTCGGGGCACGGCATTCTCGTCAACGCGGAGTCCTGAGACCATGCCTACCAACGATATTCTCCAGTGCCTCAACGACGGCGCCGACTTCGGTGTCACAACCTCCGCACGTCGGCGGGTCGAGGTGTTCATTGCGTCCGCAACGGTAGCCGAGAAGGAAGCTGTCAGCCTCGACATGTCCAAGACGGTCGATGCGGACAAGGCCCTTTTCGTCCTCAAGGCCGATACCGACACGGCTACCGCAACGGCGTTTGTCGGCGTGGTGCTCAAGTCGGCAGAGCCTGACGGCTCGCTGACCGCAGGTTCCCGCGTGTTTGTCGTGACCGCCGGTCCCGCCGAGGCGAAGGTTAACACCTCGACCGTCGCGGGTAACCGACTGACTCTCGGCTCCACGGGCGGTCAGTTGGAGATCGTCCCTGATGTCGCCGAGGGCGGCTCGGCTACGGTTGTGCTTCGGTCCATCGCAGCTATTGCTTGCGAGGCAGACACACTCGGTGTCGCTACTGTTCTGGTGTACAACCAGTTCGTGTAGACTGTCGCAAACACCAAGCCCCTGCTTCGGCCCCGCCGGGGCGGGGGTTTCTCGTAGGAGAGCATCATGCCCGCGTCTGACCTCAAGGCACTCCGCGAGTACGTCGCCAACGTGCTCGACTACGACCCCAACAACGACACCTATCGTCGTCAGATCGATCGGCTGCTTAACGAAGCAGACCGAATGATTTGCCTGTCAAAGCCTTTCACGTTCATCAACAAGGCAGACGATGTGCTGGTCTACAAGGACCGCACCGCGACGCTGAGCTTTACGGGGGGTGGTCGTGTCATGACCTCCGGTTCTGCTTTCTTCGAGTCGTGGATGGTCAATCAGGAGATTGACGTAGACAGCAAGACCTACACCATCACGGTAGTAGACAGCGGGACGCAGGCACGGCTGGAGCGAAACTTCGAGAGTGCGTCAGGAAGCTACAGCGCCACCGTCATCAACAGGTACATCGATCTACCGTTCGACTGCACCACCGTTTTGGGTCTTGCTCGTCGGTCGAACACGCGCACGCCTAACGACCCAGGCATGCTTTCCCCGCTGTCCCGATACGAAGACGAGTGGTGGAATCTGCCTTTGGGGGAGACCAACCTGCCCATTTACTGGGTCAACTATGATCCCGATTACATCGCAGCACCGCGACGAAACTTTAACCTTGGTGCCACAACGGTGTCGGCAGGTAAGGGTGCTCGAACAGTTGAGATTACATCCACCTTTGTTCGTGGTGGTCGAGAGTCTAACCACGGTGAGGTTGTAGCTTTCTCAGCAACGGACACGCAGGACATCCAGCTTACGCCGTTCACAGGTGTAGCAAACGACGGGCTGAAGAAGCGGTACTACTTCCGCGCTCCAGACCTGGGTTATCACGCTTGGCGTCAGTTGAACGATCCGTCAACAGGCGCCCCTATTGAGTTGGACCCGACAGATGTGACCGTCCGCACGCTCGTCGATTTGCGTCGATCTAATCTGGTGGACTCCGAACTGCTGTTTGACGACCGACGCATCCCCAACAGCGACGGATTCACACAGCGGGTCAGGCTGTATCCAAGGCAGGACAAGGACTACACGTTCACGATCCGCTACATGCGCCGGCATCAGTACATGTATGAGGATGGAGATACTTCGGCTGTACCCCCCGACCAGCGCATGGTGATTGCTTACAAGGCGTTGTCCGACATCTTCATGAAGCACGACAACCCGACACAGTCGGAGCTTTACCGTCGCCGTTTCGATGAGATTATGATTCGGCTGGAGAAGCGGTACCTTATCAGTCCGGCTCGCCGTATCGTTAAGGGCAACTGGTTGAACAACATGGAGCCCAACAGCTTCAGCCGCTTTAGCACCCTGGTTCACTCATGAGGGGGCAGACACTACAGGTCCGAGTCCTGGGGGGAATGGCGCAGGACCTTCCGCAGCCCGCTGAGGCTGCCAGTCTGATCGAAAACTGGACTGTAGATCCACGCATTCAGGGGATCTCAACCCGCGTGGGGTATGAGCGGTATCGTCCCAATGCTTCTGTGGGCTTTGCTCCATTTGCGTCTACATCGAGAATCCACAGCATCTTTGTGTCGCAGGGGTCTACCGGAGGTTCGAGGCAGGCCATTTTGTTTGAGTCGGATGGTCAGCTTCGCCTGTACAACGAGGTTGGACAGGAGAACAACATCATCGACTTGGCGCCCATGATCGCGCCAACGGCCACAGACACCCCCACCAACTACACCATGTGGCAGGACAAGGTTGTCGTAACGAATGGGCGCGACACCCCGAAGATAATCTCGCTTTGGCCAATGGGATCGACAGCCCAGACGACGGCTGAGGTCAAGGCGGAGATGGTTCGTCCACTGGGCTTTTATGGCGCGGCCCCGTCACCCGATCCGCTCAAGGTTATCACCATTGACGCAACCTCTGGTGGTGCATCAGCGGACGGCTATACGGGCGCCAGCACATCAAACTGGTACCCCGTGTACGGCAACGCTATCTCGTTCCCCGGCGCCTTCGGGATGGGCAAGCACAACGGTGGAACTGCGGGCATTGAAAACAACTACCAGTTCAAGGTTGCGTTTATTTCTGACACGGGCTCGATCGGCCCATTGTCTGAGCCGTGCGAGATTGATTGGGAAATCGACGCAGGCAACCAGGGGTTCCGGTACTGCCCAACAATGCGGATTCCCATTGGCCCTCCTGGGACTGTTGCGCGGAGGATTTACGGGACGTTTGACGATGGGCAGGACTTCTACTTTATCGCTGATGTCCGAAACAACGTCGAAACCCTGTTTCACGCCTTCAGGCGTAGCTCGACGTTCTCAACGCCTGCCCCCACAGAAACAGAGAGTGCAGTATTTCCTGCGCCTAACGCAAGATTTTCTGCCATTTTTAAGCAGTGTTTGTTTCTTGATGGTGGGCGCGGTCAGGGCAACACCCTGTACTTCAGTAAGCCTGGGCTTCCAGACCAGTACGGTGTCGCAGACCGACTGACCCTGACCGGAGACGGCG